AAGGTTGAGATCAAGTCCGGCAGGTTCTTTTGCGAGGATTGCCGGTGCGAGGGTTATGTTTCCGTGCCACACTGCAGGAGCTTGAGGAAGAAAAGCAACGGCGATGTCCTCATCGTTGACAGCATGACTGCCTTATGCACCTGTCGTTGCCCGGTTGGAAGGGATAAGCTCATAAACGCAGCGAATAGCAAGCGGTTCATCCTCCAGATCGAGGTTTATGAGCAAAGCTTCCCCGGATGGAGGCGTGAGATGAAGCGTAGGTATGACCATGAGCTGTCCTACAGCCTTTCCCTGATTGGATTGACGATAGAGCGATTCAGGGAGATGAGTGATGAGGACAGAAAGCAGGTTTTCCTAAAAGGGTGCAAGGGAATAGGGGCTGGCTGCACGACCACTAGTCAGCTCAAGCCACTGTTCCCTCACCTCGCCAAGAGGAACCATGAGGATGACGACTTTCCCATGGAGCAGAAAGAGATCAAGTTTGACGACATGGACAACGGACGCTCTGTGGAGGAGCATCTGGCCATGGCGCAGTTTTCCTAGCGTTGAGGAGTTTTAGCATGGCTGAAGTCAAGGAATACAAGTTGCCGTCACGGAATGGGCGCTTGTTTGGTACATACATCATTCCGCAACCGCTTCTTCGTGAGGTGGTCAAGAAATTTCCCGGTGCAAACATAGACGCACAGATCGAGAAGATGGTTGCATGGCTTGAGAAAGAGCCGGATCGCCAGAAGAAGGACGAATGGTACCCGGAATTCATCCTCAACTGGTTCGCCCGTGCTGCTGGACAGAAGGTTGAGACAGACAGGAACCCAAGGAGCGCAGGATCAGGCGGTGGATCGGTTGGATCTGAGAAGCTTGACCAGATTCTCAAGGAGATCAAGCTGATCAACGAGAGGATCGGCGCACTTCAGAGGCTTGTCATCAAGCGCATGTTCGAGGGCGATGAAGGAAATGACGCTTCTGGGATATTAAAAGGCGCAAAAGTGGTCGATGACGCCGGTGACGGCATGGATGACGGGTCTTACGAGGACGAGATGATCAAGAAAGCACCGCCTAGGGATGACGAGGATTTGCCCTTTTGACAGTGTCAAGGATGACAGGAGAGAAGCCCCCGGCCAAAAACCGGGGGTTTTTTGTTTGACTTTTATTTTGTTAACTATCATATTTATGGTGCTACACAAAATATGTGGCCAAAAGGAACAACATGGAAGAAACAATCGGTCAGTCAGAACCAGTATCATCCCCGGAATCATCCGTGGCGTCATCGGCCCCGCAGTCGAATGTCGAATCCCAATCATCGCCATCATCACCAGCTGAGTTTACCGGTCAACCCGGCCAAGGGCAATCCAAGCCCCAGCAGTATGTGGCATCACCTGACCAGAGGAATGGCGCTCCAAGCAGCTACGGAACCAGTCCTGCGTCAGTGAACGCTCCACCGCAGCAGCAGCAAGCTCCTGCTCCACAACAATACACCGTGCGTGAGGCAGTTTCCAGATACGGCTATGACGCTTCCGGCTACACCAACGATGCCGAGGCGATCAGGGATCTGGTATCCAAGGCGCAGCAGAGCCAGCAGCTCCAGCAAATGGCGCAATACGGCCACCAGTATTTGCAGAACGCTGCTGAATTTAACGCATGGATGAAGGAAAAACAGGCTGCGGAAGCAGCCAAGAGCGCTCCAGCCGAGAAGGAATCTTGGTGGAAAGCTCCTGAGTTTGACCCTGAATGGCGATCCAAGGTTGTCCGTGATTCCAACGGAAACTTGACAACCCTTCCCGGTGCGCCACCAGATCTCATCAACAAATATTCGAATGCAATTGAACACCGGGATAAATTCCTAGAGCAATTTGCATTTGATCCAGTTGGATCAATCAAGCCCGGTATCGAGGAAGTGGCAAAGAACCTTGTCGAAAAAATCCTAAGTGAGCGTGACGCTCGCCAGCAGGAGCAGAATTTCGCCAAGGACTACATTTCCCAGAACAGCAGTTGGCTTCACCAGAGGGATCAGAACGGCAAGTTGGTTTACGACCAAACAACCGGCAAGCCAGCTTTGGCTCCCTACGGTAAAGCCTTCGCTCACTATGTCGCACAGGCAGCTTCGGTTGGGATCAGGGACGAAAACGCCCGTGCATCCTACGCAGCTTCTCTGGTGCAGCGTGACTACCTTAAGCACCAAGCCCAAAGGGAAGCACAGCAGAACGCACAGTATCGTGACTACTATCAACAATCCCAGATGCGGATGCAGCAAGCTAGGGAACAGGCTGCGCAACAGACGGCGCAGAGACAGCAGGGTGATGTTCAGAAACAACAGTTTGTCCAGCAAGCCCCTTCCAGACAAGGTAACGCCCTTACTAGGATCGGTAATTCGGATGCTGCTGCCTTTACAGGCAATGGCGCTGTGAAAAACAAATCCTTGAACTTGGCGCAAAGAATGCGCCAGTCACTTGAGGCCAATGGGATCTCAGAGGGTTCGATCAAGCGTTCTCGTTGATTTTTTTAATGTCCCGCCCCACGGGTAATACCGGAGAATATAAGGGTTAATGTTATGGCTGAGTGGCAGAGAATTCTAAATACTACGATCCATCAGTACATCAAGGATGTCGAGGATAACATCATGCGTAACCGCAAGATCCTCGCCATGCTTCAGGATCGTGGTCGTGTGACCTTCAATAACTCCGGTGACCTCATGGACTGGAAGGTGAAATACAAGAAATCACCTCTCCGAACCATCACCGATGGCGACACCTTGACTTTCAGCAAGGTCAACCGTTACAAGACCGCCCAGCTCGATTGGCGTGGTTATGCGGTGACCGATGCCCTTGGTAAATTTGAAAAGCTTAAAAACCAAGGAACCGCTGAAGGCATCATCAAGCTCGCATCCGACATCGTCAACTCGATGGTGTTCGAGATCGAAGATTCCTTTGGTGACGAGATCTATGGCGATGGAAACGCAGCCGGTAACACCGGACGCATCCACGGCCTTGAATCTTGGTTCGGAACCTCCGGGGCTTCTCCCCATGGTTTTGTTGGCCTTCCCTCCGACACCTATGCAGGGTTGTTGACCAACCTTGGCAACTACGGTGGCAGCTGGTCTAAGGACGCAAGCTCCAATACCGCTTGGCCTGATGGAACCGGTGACACCGAGTATTCCTTCTGGTCACCTCTCATCGTGGACTACACTGACACCGCATGGACTCTACCAAGTGGCGTGAGTGGTTACACATGGGCGAACACTTGTACTCAGGCGATCCGCTATGCGATCACCAAGAGCCACAAGAACAAGTCCAAGCGTGGCATGCTCGACATGATCATCCTCGAATCCGAGATGTATCGACTTGTGCTTGAGCAACAGGCAGTCAAGGAACGCCTCACTGTTGTCCGTGGTGACAAGAAGGGTGGCCTTTACGCTCTTGGCTTCGAGGATTCAGTCAACATTGATGGTGTTGACATCACCTCCGAGTACGGTATTCCTGACGGAGTTGGCTACGGCTTGAATGTCGATGAGCTGGAACTCAGGAGCTTGCAGTCCCAGCTGTTCGTTCCAGAGGTTCCTGACTTCGACCTCGCCAGCTACACCGAGAGATTCTCAATCGACTTCTTCGGCAACATGAGATGCAATCCTCGCTACCAAGCGAAGTTTGTGTCCTTAACTTAATATTTCAGGAAACCTTTTACTTAGGAGAATTAGACAATGGCAAGAAATGAAAACCCTCCCTTTGAGCGTGGAACCACTTTTTACGGTGGTGCCACCATTGACCAGAACGATCTGGGCGGTGCAAACCTCGAAGGTCAGGAATTCGAGTTTGAGGATCTTGTTACGGCAACCGTTGGTTCCACCAAGGTTGCAAGGTCAGGTCACAAGGTAAGGTGCAGGGTCGTCAGGAACGCTGGCGCATCTGCTATCCTTCCAAAGACCATCACCGGTTTCTCGACATCCACCTCCGCTGGAACCTATGGCACCAAGGCCACTGGAACCGTAACGGCTGGTGGGGTTGGCTACCCGGTTGACGAGCTTCTTCCAGCTGCCGGTGTTCCGGTTGGCGATTTGTTTTATGTCGTGGTACAAGGCCCGGCGTTAATATCCCCCGCCTCAGGCGGTTGGACAGTGACTGTCGCTGCAAACGATGTGCTTAGCGCATTGACCAACAAGTCCGTGACCAATGTTCTGCCTTCCGGTGGATTCATCATTGGCCGGGCATGCTCTGGAGCAGCTTCGGCAAGCACTGGTGATATCACCGCCTATGTAGGGCGATAAGCCTTCGCTTAGACGCTTGGGCAATGTTTATGCGGATGGATTAGTAAGGGCGTAGCTGTTGTTGCGCCCTTGCTTTTTATGTGGAATCAAAATGCCTCCAAGTCAAAAGAAAACAGAAGAAACACTCAAGAGCAACCTCAAGGACGGCAAGAAGCTACCGCATCTCTCAGAGCTTGCGGAAAACTTCGTGCGTGTCGTTGGTGGCCCATCCAAGCTTGCGGAAATGCTTTTTGAGGAATGGACTGCTGCCGGTGAGGGTTCTCTGGTTCGGCAGAGGATATTGGATATCATAACCAGAGTATGGAAATTCGCATCGGAAGCAGACGAGAAACCGGATGACACCGGCCTGATGTCCGATGAGGATCTTGACCGTGAGATCGAGGGCGTTGTGAACCAGATCCGGGAGAAGTCCGATGGACAATCAAGAACCAAGCAAAAGCTTAACGCAGCTGGAAAAGTCAGTGATGAACTCGCTGCGATGGTGGAGGACATCGGGTCTGAATTCGCCGGAGAACTCGCAAGAGGAATCGCTCAATCTCCAGACAGTAAGAAAGCTGATTGACGAGCTTAACCTTACCGACAACAAGCTCACCGAGGAAATGACGAGCGACCTCATCCAGAAAGTGGTTGTCGCCCACCTGATGGACAAGCGAAGGGTCGAAACCGCAGCCAAGAAGCAATTTAAGTCCGTTGTCAAGACGCATTTCAGCCTGAACCCACCCATCGAGCAGAAGATTGAGCAGACGCAGTCCAAGGACAGGAGCGGGGAATCCTTTGATTACTCCGAGCTTGGCCAGAGGGACAGCGTCCGTTTCAAGAAACTTCTCAATGAATCCGCACGGCGCAAGATGGAGGCGCTCAAGATCTATGAGCCTACCGGGATTCAGCATAGCTTTCATATGTCCAAGGCCACCCACCGTCTGGTGCGAGGTGGCAATCGTTCTGGAAAGACCACCGTTGCTGCCGTTGAGCTGGCTAGGGCGGTGTGCGGGATGGATCCATTCCTGAAGTATCCGCTGGAAGGTGGCAGGGCTTTTTGCGTGGGCAGGAACTTGGATCACATCGGGAATGTCATGTGGCGAAAGCTGGGGCGACCCGGAGCGTTCAGGATCATCCGTGATCTTGATACCAAACAGTGGCGAACCTACAGGCCGTGGGATCCCAAGGATCTTGAGAGGTTTCACCTGACCAAGCAGTCTCCACCCCTGATCCCTAAGCGCCTGATCAAGAAAATTGCTTGGGAAAACAAGGCCAAGAACATTCCAAAATTGGTAGTGCTTACCAACGGCTGGGAAATAAACTTTTACTCGTCCGAAGGCAAGCCACCTCAGGGTAGCGATATTGACATCTTCTGGCTGGACGAGGAAATTGTTGACCCTGACTGGCACCCGGAGCTTAGCGCCCGTATCCTTGACCGCAAGGGTTGCGGTTTCTGGTCAGCGACACCGCAGACTGGAACCGAGAAACTTCTGGAACTCCATGAGAGGGCGATCACCGAAAGAGAGAAGCATCCTGATGATCCCAATGCGAGAGTGGTGGACGAGTTTGTCATTATCTTGGATGACAACCCGCATATCGGTGACAAGGAGAAAAAGGAATTTGCAGAAGGAATGTCCGAGGACGAAAGAAAAGTCAGGATCTCCGGCGAGTTTGCCATTAACAGTCTGCGGGTGTTCCCGGAATTCTCCAAGGCCATGCACTGTGTCGAATACTTCCAGATCCCAAACGAATGGACAAGATGCGCCGTTGTCGATCCGGGAAGGCAGGTATGCTGCGTCTTGTTTTTTGCCGTGCCTCCTCCAAGTTATGGTCACTTCATTTATCTTTATGATGAACTTTATATTTACAATTGCGATGCCGAGCAGTTTGGCCAGAAAATGGCGCAAAAGGCGGTTGGGCAGACTTTCGAGAAATTCATAATAGACATGCACGGTGGCAGGATATCCGACATTGGATCCGGCTTGAATGTCGAGCAGCAGTATTCTAGGGCGTTGCGCAAATACCGGGTGTACTCTTCCACCACCGGCAGCGGTTTTCAATGGGGTTCGGATGATGTGCAGGGCGGTATCGAGTCAGCACGGTCTTGGCTCAGGGTCAGGGAGGACGGAAGTATCCGGCTCAAGGTTTTCCCGCAATGCCATAATTTTATCTGGGAAATAGAAAGGTATAGGTACAAGAAAGAAGCTAGGGGCTATGTGACGGACAGGCCGGAGGAGCGTGGCCGTGTCCATGCCATGGCGTGTTTCCGATATATCGCCATGGCTAACTTCAAATATGTCCAAAGGCATATTGTCGAGAAGCGTGACGATGTGGTTCTCAAGGCGTTAAAGGCAAAAATTAAACGCATGAACAAGCAGAACGGGGGCTTGGGCATGATTAATCTTGGCCCCGGTAAGGAAAAGGTGTGACTATGAGTGGATCTTCAGCGATGATTATTGGCGCTATTGCAAAGGAATCTTTCAAAGATGCTTGCCAATACTTGGATTATTCTCCTAAAAACGAGGAGCTTGACGAGAATTCTTGGACTGCGATAGGCGAATGGGCGTTGAATAGCCCGGATGGAAAGGTCAAAGACCTTGCGTCACAGATAGCCAAACTTTGCAATAGTGAGCCAAATGAGCAATCTTTAGTTGCATGGGAAGCTGCGATTATGGTACTTTACAACACGGTAATTGAGCCTGAGGAAAAGTTTGACCTCGATGGATGGCTCAAATCTGTCAAGCCCCCTGTTACAGCCCAAGGAGAAGAATGATGCCCCAGTTTGCTATGCCAGCCGTTTTTGTGGGAGATATGGTTTTGTGGTTTCATGCTGCCGATAAATCAACCATGCCAAGGCCAGCGGTGGTCACCCATGTTGGTGCCGACACCATAGCTTGCAGCGTGTTTGAGCGAGACAGTGTGAGCCTGATGTGCATGGACGGCGTTAGGCATATGGACGACCCTACGACCCAGATTCCAGAAGCCAGAGAATCAGGAGCATGGACTTTGATTCCTAGAATCTACGAACACAAACAAAAAGGCGCACTTGCTTCTGCGAAATAATAAATGAATCAAGAATCCCTGTTAGCCCCAATCGTGACTGCATGGCTCAAAAAGATCCAGCTTGCCTATGATTTCAAGCAGGACGAGTTTGGCAAGGACGCCGAAACTTGCATGCAGTTTTTCGATGGCCCGTATGATTTTATGTACGGGCTGAAAAGGGGTGGCGGGGCAGGTCTTTCATTCACTGGTTCAGCTGACGATTTCCCTAGGCCGACTTTTGCCATGACCGTCAACAAGGTTGCGGAGATGGTGCAATTGTTCGGCCCTGCGCTCTATTCAAGAAACCCGGACAGAAAAGTCAATCCTAGGGTGGTGCAGGATATTCCAACCGGAGCGTTTGCCCCGTTTGATCCCCAGCAGTTTGGCCCGATGTTCAACCACCTTCAGGAGCTGAACATCAAGCAGACCAAGCTTGACGGCGCAAGGGCGCTTCTCCTTGAGCAGTATCTTAATTTTACTCCCGATGCGATGAATCTCAAGGATCATTGCCGAAGGGCGATAGACGAGGCATTGATCAAGGGAATGGGCGTTCTTTGGACTCGACCCTATGTTTCTCCCGGAACCGGTAAGAAATTCATTGGCAGTTTTTATGATACCGTGGATAACCTTCTCATAGACCCGGACATGGAAACCATTTCCGAAGCCGGGTGGATAGCCAAACGCTGCGTTCATCCCGTGTGGCAGGTGGAGCGAGACTACGGCCTTGTACCCGGTACGCTTTGCGGTCATGTGGAATCATACAACCAGCAGGGTAACCTGATGGCTGAGGGCAGCGCCGGTGACTACAAGCGCAAGAAAGGCAAGACCAACGACCTCTTGGTGTATTGGAAAATATATTCCAAGGTTGGGGTTGGCGGTAGGCTGTCAGGCGTAAGCAAAGAGCTTCTTGAACCCCTTGAGGAGTACGGCGATTACGCCTACCTTGCCGTCTGCGACAAAGTCGATTATCCGCTCAACATCCCGCCAGATATTCAGAATGGCGGTGACGATGTCGAAATCAAGCGAAGGCTTGAATGGGACACGCCGTTCTGGGCAGATGACAGTTGGCCGATGACGCCGATTGTTTTCCATGAACGACCTAGGCGTGTATGGCCGATGTCGCATCTTAAGCCCGGCTTGGGGGAATTAAAATTCATCAACTGGGTTTATTCGTTTATTGCCGGAAAAATCAGGGTTTCCTGTCGTGATTTTCTTGCCATCAAGAAATCGGCTGGCGAAGAGCTTAAGTCCACTATTCTTCATGGGTCTGACTACGAGCTTTTGGAAATAGACGAAACCCATGGAACCGTGAGCGAAGTGGTACAGTTTCTCCAGCATCCTCAGTTTAACAGCGATATCTGGCAGGTGCTTGCTGCTGTTGAGAAGAATTTTGAAAAACGAGTTGGCCTTACCGAGCTTGTCTACGGCGAATCCGCAGCGTCATACAGGTCTGCAACTGAGGCGCAGAGCAAGACTGAGCAGACAAAGATCCGTCCTGACGACATGTCCAACAAGGTCGAGGATGCCATGACTGATGTGGCCAAAAAGGAAGCTTTGGCTGTGCGCTGGCATATCACCGGTGATGATGTGGTTAACATTGTTGGCAAGCCGATAGCGTTCCTTTGGGATCAGATCATTGTCTCGAGTGACCCGAATGACATCCTTCATAACCTTGAATACAGGATTGCAGCAGGAAGCTCACGAAAACCAAACAAGCAGCGTGATGCTGACAACATGGGCCAAGCTATGCAGAATATTCTGCCAAGCTTGTCGAGCTTTGCTCAGAACACCGGGGATTTCACCCCTGTCAACGCCTTGCTTTCGGATTGGGCCAAGACGCTTGATTTGGACATATCGAAGTATCTCATTCAACCACCACCCC